ATCGATGAGATCAACACGGCAGATATCGAGTTTATCCGTGAAGCGTCCATGCGTTGCGATTACATGATGGCGACGCTTAACCCCGATGATCCGGGGCTGGACGTCTACAAGGAGTACATCAACTGCTCCCGGCCGCTGCCCGAATGGGAGGAAGAGACTCCGCAGGAAATTAGAGAGGAATTGAGAGAGGAACCGAAACCCGGCTGGGTGCATTGGTTCTTTTCTTTTGCTCACAACTTAGGTCTGAGTAAGGAGAAACTGGATCAGATCATGACTAACACGCCGAAGGGAACGAAGATCTGGAAGAATAAGATTCAGGGCCTGCGGGGCAGGGCAACCGGGCTGATCTTCCCGAACTTCGAGCGGTCTAAGCATGTGGTCACGGTTGCCTGGGTGAAGGCACAGGTCGCAGCTGGTAAGATTAAATTTAAGAAGTTTTCGGCCGGCCTGGATACGTCCTACTCAAGCAAGTCCCCTGACACCATCGCCATGATCTTCCAGGGGACTACCATGGACCGGCGCGTGATCGTGCTGGATGAGAAGGTATACAGTAATGCGGACCTATCGCAGCCGCTGGCGCCATCGGATACGGTGGGTAAGTTCCTGGACTTCCTGGAGCACAACCGGAAGGCATGGGGGCTTGCCAGGGACGTATTTATCGATTGTGCGGATCAGGCGACAATCATGGAGCTTAAGAAGTGGAAGCGCCTTCATGGTAGCCTGTACACATTTAACGACAGCTATAAGAAAGTTGAGATTCTGGACCGTATTAAGTTTATGCTGGGCTGGATCCAGCAGGGCTGTTACCTGGTTGTAGATACGTGCAGAGAGCACCTGGGAGAACTGGACCGGTACAGTTGGCAGGAAGATAAGGATCTCCCCGAGGACCGTAACGATCATACGATTAATGCATCACAGTATGGCTGGATCCCATATAGAGGACTTATAGGATTTGAGGAGGCAGAGAAATGAGGTGGCTATCAACATTGAATGAGAATATCAAACGAGGGATCCGGAGCTGGCTTGATGTCCAGCCGGCCATGGGGCAGAGCATACAGATTCAGGAAACAATGGACTTTGAACTTAATGCCATCCGAAACCGGATCTGGTACCGCGGGGACAGTAACGAACTGGAACAGATGTACCAGAGCGTCAATGAGTATGCAGATAAATATAAGTTCTGGGCCAGTAAATGTACACCTGGCATGGAGATGCGGAAGATTCATACGGGCCTCCCTGGTCTGATCGTGCGGATCCTCTCCGGGATTGTGTTGGCCGATATGAATGATTTTGAGTTTGAGAGCCCGGCACAGGAACAACTCTGGAAGGAGATAGAGAAAGAAAATAAGTTCAGGAAGGCCCTGGAGCGATCTGTTAAGGAAGTATTGTATATTGGTGATGGCGCCTACAAGGTGACGATCGACACAAACTTAAGCCAGTACCCGATCCTGGAATGGTATCCGGGGGAGCGGATCGAGATCATACAGGAGCGCGGCCGGCTAAAAGAGGTCGTGTTTAAAACACCATATATAGACCATCGTCAGCAGTATGTCCTCTACGAGCATTATGGTTATGGATACATCCGGAATGAGCTCTATAAGGGAGAACGCGAGGTTGACATGAAGACCATCGAAGCCACGCGGAATATATCCGACTGGAAATTTGATGAGATGGTGATCCTGGCAGTGCCGCTCAAGGTGTATGAGAGCACGAAATACGAGGGTCGTGGCGGCTCTATTTTTGACGGCAAACTGGACAGCTTCGATGCATTTGATGAGGCCTGGTCGCAATGGATGGACGCGCTCCGGGCAGGAAGGGCCAGGACATACATTCCAGAGTCATATATTCCACGAAATCCGGAAACCGGGGAGCTGCTGAAGGCGAGTGCATTTGATAACCGGTTCATTGCCGGCGACGACAACATGGGTGAAGGCGGAAAGAACCAGATTCTAACAGAGCAGCCAGATATCCCGCACGAGAGTTACCTTGCCAGCTATGTGACAGCCTTAGACCTTTGCTTGCAGGGGATCATCAGTCCCAGCACCCTCGGTATTGACGTCAAGAAGCTGGACAATGCCGAGGCACAAAGGGAGAAAGAGAAGGCCACCCTGTATACTCGTAATGCCATTGTGGAGGCCTTGCAGGAGGAACTTCCGGAAGTGATATCGTTCTGCATCAATGCTTATCATATCCTGTTGGGGCAACCGATCGAAGAGGTGAAGGTCGAGATACCGTTTGGCGAGTATGCGAATCCGTCATTCGAGAGTCAGGTTGAGACGCTGGCTAAGGCCCGCCCTGGTGCCAGTATTATGAGCATCGAGGCCCAGGTGGAGGAGATGTGGGGAGATAGCAAGGACGAGGCGTGGAAGGCAGAGGAAGTAAAGCGCCTGAAGGCAGAGCAGGGAATCGCAGAAGTTGAGGAACTAGGCATGAATATGGCTGCCGGTGGCTTCATGGTCAACACGGAAGGAGGAAATCCAGATGAAGGTCAAAGTAATGAACCACCTGTACCAGATGAACCAGAAGGAATACCAGGGCTTACTCCAGACGGCAAGTGAGCAGGTCCCTTTCGGAATCTACGCGATTGAGAAACAGGGATATGCGGAGTTGCGCTGCGATAAGTGTACGAGCGTTACCCAGCTTAAAAACCTAACGCGGCAGTTTAAGGCGCAGGGATTCAAAGTATATGCAAACGGGAGGTGATGCTGTTGGCGGATTATGATATCGGCGCCGCCTTCGAGGCGATCGAGGACGAACTGATTGCTTCCATGATCCGGAATATGGACCGTCATCGCGCTTGGGAAGATGACGAGGGAATCCAGTGGAGCATGTGGCAGGCAGAACAGTTAAAAACGCTGGAGAAGTATAAGAAAGCCAATCAGAAGCGCTACGGGAAGCAGTTTAAGGATATTAACGGTCAGATTGGAGAAATTCTTTACAAGGCAAGGCAGACTGGGAATATGCAGCAAGAGATCCAGATCCTGAACGCCATTAAGAATGGATTTACCGGCGCAAATAAAGTCTCCCAGGGTACCGCGGCAGAGTTCTTCCGTCTAAACAACCGGAAACTGGAAGCCCTGATCGAAGCCACCACGAACGATATGGAACGGGCAGAGACAGCAATCCTTAGGAAAGCTAATGATGAGTACCGGAAGGTAATATACAACGCTCAGGTCTATGCCAATACCGGCGCCGGAACTTACGAGAAGGCCGTGGACATGGCTACAAAGGATATGTTGTCCCGTGGTCTTACATGTGTAGAGTATGCAAACGGAGCCCGCCATACTCTGGCTGATTACGCTGACATGGCAATCAGGACGGCCAGCAAGCGGGCGTATTTGCAGGGAGAGGGAGAGAAGCGGCAGGAATGGGGAATTACCACTGTTATTATGGTAAAGCGTGGGAATCCTTGCCCGAAGTGTCTGCCGTTTGTTGGTAAAGTTCTGATTGATGATGTGTGGAGCGGCGGGAAGAAATCCGATGGGTCGTATCCGTTGATGAGCAAGGCCATAGCCGCTGGCTTATACCACCCACGATGTAAGGACAGCCATACAACCTATTTCCCAGGTATCTCCACGGCTGATGACTCATGGACAGAGAAGGAGTTGGAGGACATCGGCCAGGCCAATACGCAGGAGACCAAACAACAGTATGCGAAACGGCAGACCGAGAAGTTTGACAGGCTGTCTGACAACTCGTTGGATGATGAAAATCGGAAACAATATCAGCAGAAGGCGGAGGCGTGGAAAAAACAATGTCCGATATCAATCGGTGGAATTGATTGTGCCGTTACGAAAGAGGATTATGGTCTTCCAGATGGCTGTGGTGGTGTCAAGAGAACTGCAAAGGCTACAATATACGAGACTCCGGATGGAACAAAATTCGTTTTTCCAGAAAAAATGAATTCTGCAAAGCAAATGATGACTCCCGAAAAGGCAATTGAATTATGGCAAAATGTTCCGGAAACAATTCGACAACAGGGGCCAAAGACAATTGAATTTGTGGATTATTATAACCCGCAGGATAGTTATTGGAAGAAGAAGTACAAAAATTTCACACATTCCTATGCAACCGGGGGAGATAAAATTACATTTTATCGGCATGATTATCCCCACAATGATGACTACGTTGTAAGAACATATTGCCATGAGTCCGGCCATTATATAGATAGGCAGATAGCGTCGACTGAAAAACATTTTTCTTCAGAAGTTTTGTGGACAGAGTCTATGAAAAAAGATATAATAGAGTCAGGAAAGAAATCTCCGACACCGTATGGAGAAAATGCACCAGCGGAAGACTTTGCGGAAAGTATAGCAGAATATGTTGCAGATACAGAAGCATTTAAGAAGAGTTTTCCTAACAGAGCATCTCTTTTAAATTTAATTTTGGGAATATAGGAGGTGAACCATGAAATATCAGAAAATCGAAGAGAAAACACCAAGCGGGGGCGATTATTCAGAAATCTACTATTTCGATGATGACAATAATCCAATTGATAAAAAACAGGCGTCAAAATGCGTTATCAGAGAATGTAAAAAAGATGGGGAACTTGTCAATGAAACGTGGGGACGATGTAAATAATATTGCCAGTTTATGGGAAGAGGAGTGATATGGAAGATGGATGATTTTCGTTTGATTTATAAAATCCTTCGCATCCTGCAAAAATCAATGGACTGTGAGGAAATTGATGCTGACATTTTGTCTCCGGAAAGGCTTGAATTGTCGGTACCGAAATGGAGTCGTATAATGGCGATGTTGTTGAAAGAAGGATACATCACAGGGGGAGAGACATGGAATGCTATGGACTGCGGATACCCCAGAGTGTCATTAACAAGACCAGAGATTACTTTAAAAGGTCTTGAGTATCTGGAAGAAAATACCCTGATGAAGAAAGCGGCAAGCCTTGCAAAAGGAATAAAGGATACAATACCGGGTTTATAACCACCAGTCAGTAAATGGCCGGTGGTATTTTATTGCGATATCGCAATAGAATTGATTTAACACGCAGGATTACCCTGGGTGTTATTTTTATGCCCAAACACGAGCAAGGCTTAAAAATCTGCGTGGCCGGCGATACCGATGACAATGAACAGCAATAAGGGTGACACCCTCAAAATGGAAAGGAGTAATTGAAGCATGATGAAAAAGATGAATTTACAATTTTTTGCAGAGCCGGCAGGGGGAGGAGATCCGGGCGCGGGATCAGTACCAGCAGGAGCGGGTCAGCAGACTCCACCAGCCGCTGGCAGTCCACAGGCATCACAGATTGACTATAGTAAGATCCAGCAGATGCTTGATGGAACATTGGCAGCCAAAGAAGATACGGCGCTGAAGGCCTATTTCAAACAGCAGGGCTTGTCTGAGGAAGAGATGAAGCAGGCGATTGCAGGATTCAAACAGCAGAAAGCAGCCCAACAGCCGGATGTGAATGCTCTTCAGACACAGATCACGCAGGCTCAGGCTATAGCCCAGAAGGCAATGCTTGAAAAAGAGGCTACTCTTACAGCGATCAGTCTGGGGCTTGATGCAAAGACAATTCCATATGTCCTTAAGATGGCGGATTTAAGCCAGGTCTCAGGGCAGGACGGAAAGATCAATGATGAGTCGCTGAAAAATGCGATCAATAAGGTGCTGGAAGACGTGCCGGCGCTTAAACCGCAGGCGGCAGGTTCTACCGGTTTTATCCAGGTAGGTGCCTCAGGATCCGGACAGCAAACAAGTAATGACGACGCCTTAAAGAAGGCATTCGGACTTTAAAGAAAGAGAGGAACTAACACATGGCAGTATACGATTATGCAACAACCTTTACGCAGCTTCTCCAGCAGAAGTATGCAAAAGAACTGTGCTCTGATGCACTGACACAGAGCAATCAGAGTGTGAAGTTTATTAACGCCCAGACCATTAAACTCCCGAGAATGACGGTATCCGGGTATAAGGATCATACCAGGACACCGGGATTCAACTCCGGTACCCTCAGTAATGACTGGGAGGCTAAAAAACTGGAGCACGACAGAGATGTGGAATTCTGGATTGATCCCATGGACATCGACGAAACGAATCTTACCTTATCAGTGGCAAATATCCAGAATACCTTTGAAACGGAGCAGGCGATCCCGGAAAAGGATTCTTACCGTTTTTCCAAGCTCCACGCAGAACTTACAGGATATTCCGGCCGGATCAGCAACGATGTGATAGCAGCCGCAAATTTCCTCGAGGCATTTGATGAGGAGATGGCACGCATGGACGAGGCAGGGGTTCCGGAAGAGGGGAGAATGCTGTACGTCACTCCGGCCATGAACAAGATCATTAAGGAGGCAGAGGGGCTTCAGCGGGTTATGACCGTGACGTCTCCTTCCACCATTAACCGGAATGTCCACAGTCTGGATAATGTTTCTATTAAGATGGTACCGGCCGCCAGAATGAAGACAAAGTATGACTTTACAGCCGGCTGTGTGGCGGCGACCGATGCGAAACAGATCAACTGGATCCTGATTCATACATCCTGTGTGGTTTGCCGCGACAGGTACAGCTATATCAAGCTGTTTACTCCGGGAACCGATTCCAGGACCGCAGATGGCTATCTGTACCAGAACCGTAACTTTGGCGATCTGTTCCTGTTGGAGAAAAAGGTAGAAGGCTGTGCCATGAATGTGGCAGCCGGAGCGTAAGGAGGAGCTAAGATGAGAGCGGTTAAAGGAAACAAGGAGTACACGATTGACGAATCACAGCAGAAGTTTTACCAGGACGGCGGTTTTGATATTCTGGGTGATGATGGCGAGACAATTGCATATGGCCGCGGCAAGACGGTTCCATATGAGGAGCACGCAAAAGCCGTAAAGGAGATCGAACGCCTGCAGGGAATAGCAGCTGAGCGGTACGAAGAATTAGAAGCCTTGAAAGAAGAAATTGCAGGACTCAAGGCTGCGAAACAGGAGCAGAAGGCGCCGGGTAAGAAAGCTGGTGAATAGTATGGCATGCGAACCATATGTCACATCAGAATATTACTTTAACGAGTACCACGGTACAGTCCTGAAGGAATGCGCTGAGATCAATCAGCGGCTCCGGCAGGCCAGCCGCCATATTGATTCCCTGACCTATAACCGCATTATAGGCCGGGGATTTTCCAATTTGACGCCTTTTCAGCAGGAAACAATCAGAGAAGCAGTCTGCCAGCAGGCGGATTTTGAGTATGAGAACGCCGACGAGATCAGCACAATTTTATCTGGCTATAGTTTGAATGGAGCGTCGGTTCAATTCGGGCAGAGTTGGAACGTCTATACGGATAAGGGCGTGGCGATGATGCGTGATACATATGCCCTGTTGTCTCAAACTGGCATGTGCTGCCGGTTAGCGAGGTGATTTAATGAGATACCCATGTTTAGTACCTAAAAAGCTCTGCAAGGTAGATATACACGTCCATCTGGAGTCTGAAGACGTGAATAACCACGGAGAGCCGGAGCAGATACTTGATCTGGATCTGAAATGTAACTTTCAGGACCGAGCTAAGACAATCCTGACGGCGGAAAAAAAACTGATCCAGATCACTGGCACGGCCATGTTTCCGGGTGATATTGCACCGAACTTTCCGATACTCAGCGGCGGTACGGTGACCGTGTTCGGCCAGGAACGTCGGATCGAACAGGGAATGAAGGCCAGGAATCCAGATGGGACGGTTAATTACAGCCAGCTGGAGGTGATCTAATGCAGGTTAAGTCATCGGTAAAAATGAATTTTCCACGAATTAAGCAGCTTACCCAGGCGGCAGTCACCGCGCTGGAAATGACGGCGGAAGCACTGCATACAGAGGTAGTACAGGCGCAGGTTATGCCATTTGACAGCGGCCATCTGGAAGAAGATGCATCGTTCGTAGATTACAGCGAGTCCAAGCATGGGAGAGCGAGACTGGTTTCCAGTACGCCATATGCCCGCCGGCTTTACTATCATCCGGAATATGATTACCAGACAGATGAGAATCCGTTTGCCGGCGGTGAGTGGTATTCGCCATGGCTGAAGGGCGGAAAGCAGGAAGACTTTGCAAAGAAAGCCTTCAAGCAATTTTATAAGAGAGTAGGTGCTGTATGATGTTGACTCTGGATAATATCCGCGGTTACATTGCAAGCCTGGGAATTGCTGACGATAACAATGTCTATATCGGTAAGCTGAACGGCAAGAAGGAACATTCAATCGGCGTGTACCATAGAAAAGACAGCGGGCCGCCTGTGATGGCTCTGGGTGGCTACGAATACAGCAGCTATGATATCCGGCGCCTCTCCCTTCTGATCCACTGGGATAAGAGCGTGCAGGCATCGGAGCAGGCCGCCTATGAGTTATATGAGAAACTTAAAAATGGATCCAGCCTGTCCATAGGGGATACGCCCATTCACTGTATTATCCTTCAGGTACCCGAACCGGTTGATGTGGGGACAGATGACAAGGGCGTATACGAATATGTGATATGGCTGGATTTTGTATATGGAAAGTGAGGAACGATAAATGGCAGAAACTGCACGTGTATTTAAAGTATCTAATAATAAGTTCAAGTTTGGAACGAAGGGACTGGAAAGTGCGGACGCGGATATGATGATGCCGAAAGATTTGACCAATTTCGCGCCAACAATCGACAACACAACAGATGAGTGGTATGCAATGGACGCGGAAGGCTGGGCTAAAAGCGCCGTCGTTGGTAAGAAACTCAGTTTTTCCTTCCAGGGGAAGAGGAGCGTTGGCGATCCGGGGAATGACTATATAGCCAGTCTGTTTATGGCTATGGGCAGCGATGCAATGACAAAGTTCGAATGGGAAATGGTATCTGGTGCAAAGCTGGCGTTTGACTGTGTCATTAACGTAACGACACCAGGCGGCGGGGATACTGCGGCACTTGATGCGCTTGAATTTGAAGTAGTCTGCTATGGCAAGCCGGTTTTTACACCAGCAGCGCCCGCCGCATAAGGAGGAATAAGAGATGGCAAAAGTAATTGATATCACAGATAAGCTTACCTTTGACGGGAATCCGTCATTAATGATTAAAGGCAAAAAGCTGGAGGTCAACGCTGATGCTCCAACCATGCTTAAAGTAATGAATTTTATGACAGCGGGCGGTGTAGAGATTAATCAAATCAATGAAGCGTATGAGCTGATTTTCCCGGAAAAGTCCCGTAAGGAAATTGAAAAATTTAAATTAAACTTCGAGGATTGGACGACTGTGGTAGAAGCGGCTATGGACCTGGTAGTAGGCGAGGAAAACAGCCAGGGGGAGCAGTGACCCGTACTACGATTTGTTTGAAGACTGGAATTTGATTATTTCCAGTTTCCTGTCGCAGTACGGGCTGAGAATAAGGACAAAAGAATTTGAGTCAGTTAGTTGGGATGAGTTCAAGTCCCTTCTGGCCGGAATAGATCCGGAGACCGTGTTGGGGCGTATCGTGGCGATCCGATCAGAGACGGATAAAGATGTAATTAAGCATTTTACCACAGACCAGAAGCGGATTTACGATGAGTGGCATAAACGTCAGGCCGAGCAGATGAGCCCTCAGGCATACGGTCAGCAGATGGAATATCTGGAGCGGCAGATGGCTTTCCTGTGCGGAGGTGGTTGAGATTGAGAAGATAAAAACAGAAAGAGAAAAAGTGAGGTGCCCGTATTGCGGGTACCCTGTTAATGCAATCAGAAATCAGGACGCCAGGTGTCAGGGCGTCTTTTTTAAATGCAAAAATAAGGATTGCAAACGGGAATTTGAATTAAGAATCTAAGA